CCCGTCACCAGTTCTCATGATAGTGAGCTTTTTACATTCCGATTTTTGTGGAACCACAATTTTCCGGGCTGCGTATGATTGTGCGATTTTTGTGGCACCACAATTTTCACAGCCATAGTTTGTCGAAACGTTTCGACTTATTCCCACGTGCGTCACCAGTTTCCACGTGAGTATACTTTTGATAATGAGAGTTATATGTAAAGTTAATAATATGTATAGCGACCAGAGAGCCATCGCCAGTTCCCACGTGAGTATACTTTTGATAGTTACCGGCCAACCGGGGATAAGCAGCTAGAGTTCACATTTTCGTTCACGTCGGTTCACGTTTCGGTTCACACCTAAGTGTTTGATAGTAAACGAAAGTTCACGGTTCACGCTAAGTTATGATTGTGAATAAGTTTACATAAAAATCCCCCTCGTCCCCCTTAGTTATGCAGTGAGCGGAAAACCTTTGAAACTAGCTTTTGAAGGTGAACCGATGAACTTTAGAAGAAATAAGTATAATACTATAATAATATAAAATAAATACTCTAATAAACTCAAGCACTTACCTTCGCTGTACATATAGTTGTAAGTATAGTTCACGTTCCATAAGTATAGTAGCGTTAGATAGTGAACCGTGAACCCATTGATTTATAAGGGTTTTTACGCAAGAACACACACAACCCCACGTCAGACACCAACCCCAAAAAGTCCACATGAAAATTACCTATCTATTGACTATATGTATAGTTATGGTATAATATATATACAATGGCAGAAAACACTATTCCCAAAGTGCACCTGCACTCTAAGTTTCTTTCTGTCGTTGCTTCAGTCGTGTCGAAACGCTTCGACATATTTTAGTTATTTATTTTAGTAAAGGATTAGTTATGAACAAACAACAAATCGAAAACCTTGAGAAACAACTCAAGAAATACCACAATTCCATTCCTGACTTCCCTGTCAGTAAACCTAGATTATCCGACCGACTACTGGACGGCATACTATGGTTTCTTATTGGCAGTGCATGTGTGCTTATTGCTTGGCTCTCTTATGAGTTAGTCAGGGTTACATCATGAAACCAATCTGCAAACTGTGTGGTACTACCTTTGCCAAAGCCCGTCGGCAAGCAGGGTATACCTTGTGTATGACCTGTGGTGACAAACAAGCGTCTCTAGCAAAACGGACTGTTGTACCTATGCACAAGTCAAACTACATGTATCTCACGGACGAATCTGCCCCGGAATTACTCAAAGGCATTAACAACAAAGGGGGTAAGCATGGGCTATAGAAGTGAAGTTTCTTTCGTGATACAGACGGACGACCCCATTGACGACAAGTGTAAAGACTTATGGACTACCTTCATTACCGAAGCTAAGGTGTTAGACGATACCAAGTGGATCATGTCGATACTTTGCGACACTGCTGACGAGGAAACCAAAAGACATTGGGAAGGTTGGTATGATGGCACAGGCTTAGACATGGAGAATCAATCTATTGTCTGTTACTTTTCTGATGTCAAGTGGTACGATTCGTTCAATGATGTGCGATCGGTTCACGCTCTGTTGGAGTTAGCCGACAGTTACATTGAGGAACAACACCCCTTGTCGTACGCTTTCGTTAGGGTTGGTGAAGATAACGATGACGTGGTACATGAGTGTGGTGGTGAGAAGGGTTACCATTTAATTCGACCTGTAACGTACATTGATGGTGGTGAAGAAATACGAGGTAGCATGGAAACCTGAAAATCGTGGAACCACAAAAATTTAATTTAAACTATGGAGAAAAACTATGAAACAGATAGTAATAAAAAACTTACGGCTTGATGTGATAGCAACCTATGACACATTCGAGCAAGAGTGGTTTAGTTGTGCGGTAAAGGCTACTGCATTACAAAACGAGAAGACCTTAATTGAGTATGTAAAAGAGCAATTAGAACACCCTGAAGACTTAGTGAAGTTATCACTTTGTTGGGAATACAAGGGGGATTCTGATAGTGAGCAAAAACAAATCATGGACATACCTGTGATTAAAGAGAGCATTAGTAAAAATGCGAAGTATTTTTTTGAACCTGAGTTAGAGAGGATTGATTATGTCAAACATTAACTTTGAACTACAAAAACCTGACCACATTGTGTCGCTAGCTACGTCTAGTGTACTCGTGTCGGTTGATGTCAACGTTTGGACTGCGACTAAGCAAGACAAACAAATATCTGATGAGGTTACGACTATGAAAAAAGCTGAGATTGGTACGGGTAAATTTACCAAGTATCTATTCAGTGGCAATCCGAAACACCATAGAATCGTAAAGCTACGTCAGTTGATTTACAAATGGTTGAAGACTAACACATACCGATGGAATCAATCGCAAGACTTATTACCTACGATTGACCTAGCGAAATTCAAACAAGAGTTTCATGAGTATGAGAGTGAGTTTAAAACTGCCGTGGAAGACTTCCTTGTGAACTACCAGAACCTAGTGTCTGACATGAAGTTCAAGCAAGGTGATATGTTTGATGCGAATGATTATCCTGATGTCGAAACGTTACGACATAAATTCAGTATACAGTTGTATGTATCTGAAGTACCTAGTCATGACTTTAGATGTCAAGTATCACAGGATATTGCTGAAGACTTGAAGAACCAATATCAAGACCAAGCCAATTCCATCGTGAACAATGTCGTATCTGAGCAAGTCTCTCGTATCACTGATGTGATGGAAAGTATTTCACACTGTTGTGGGACGATTGAAGGTACAGATAAAGATGGTAATCCAACCTACAAAAAACGTGCGATATACGATACAACAGTTAGTCGTGCGAAAGCATTGGTTAATACCATTAAGAACTTCAAGCCGATTGAATCTGAGCAGTCAGTCAAATTGCAGGAAGCATCGGCACGTTTGGAACAAGCATTGACTGGAGTTTCAACCGAGTTACTTCGTGATAGTGACGCAGTGAGGAACAAAGTCAAAACTGAGTTGGACGATATTCTATCTAAATTTAATTAAGGAGAAAAACTATGAACGTTACAATTGATGAACTACGTAAACTGATTCCTACCATTGGAGAAAGTTTAACACCAATCATACAGAGTGAGCCGGGTTGTGGTAAGACTAGCTTGTTGAGTATGATTAAGGAAGACCTTGGCGACAAGTATGACTACATCTATGTCGATTGTCCTGTGAAAGATATGTCTGATATTGCGATGACTATCCCTAACCATGACACTAAGACACTGGAAAACTATGTTGGTTCATTGTTTAAACTTGACAGTGATAAACCTAAAGTCATACTGCTCGACGAGTTTATGAAGTCACCTAAACTTCTACAAGTGTTATTCACTAGATTGATGCTTGAGAGAATGGTTGGTGATACACCACTACCTGAGGGAAGTATTGTGTTCGGTACTTCAAACAATCAATCAGACGGAGTTGGTGACACTATGTTGGCTCATGCTGGGAACAGAGTTTGTATCTTGCAGATGGAAAAACCTGATGTGAATACATGGTTGGCATGGGCTACTAACAATGGCATTAGTGCATTGATTCGTGCCTTTGTGCATACTTTCCCACGATGCCTTGCGAGTTACCTTGATGAGAACCAAGATGACAATCCGTATATCTTCAATCCGAAGAAACCACAGTTGTCGTTTGTCAGTCCTCGCTCTCTCGCTAAGTCCAGTGTGATTGTTGAGAACCGTGACGCTCTTGGTGAAAATGCTACCATGGCAGCCCTGAGTGGTACGATTGGTAAGAGTGCAAGTGCAGACCTGAGTGCGTTCTTGAGGCTTGAGAAAGAACTACCGACGTTTAACACCATTATTGAAAGTCCTGAGACTGCTCAGATACCTGACAACATCTCAGCACAGTTGATGATTATGTTCCAAGCCGTCGACAAGATTGATACTCAAGCGACACTAACAAGTTTTATGAAGTATCTCAAACGTCTAGCAAGTGAAGAGATGCAGGCTGTATTTTATACTACGGTGTGTAAGCACAAGACAGCCGTAAAAGTCGCTCGGTCAAATCCTGAGATTGCACAGTGGTGTAAACTAAACCATGAACTATTTTGAGGAGTAAACTATGACACCTGAAATGAGACTGAAGAAGGCTCATGTACGTCTGATGAATCACCCTGAAACTGCGTTGTATTCAGGTATTATTCTAATGGGACAGTCTACTGTTGTGGACAATTGCCCCACTGCGTACACTGATGGCTTCAATAAACGCTATGGTAGAAAGTTTATCGAGACGCTAACGGACGAGGAGTTACGGGCCTTAGTGTTACATGAAAATCTACACGTTGCGTTAAACCATGCAAACAGATTCAAGCGTGAGTTTCGTAAGAACCCACAGTTGATGAACATCTGTGCTGACTATGTGGTTAATGACGTTATTGTGCATCTTGAGGATAAGAGCCTATGCAAACTACCTGAAGGTGGACTGTATGAAGAGAAGTATCACAATTGGTCAGTCAATGAGATACTTAGAGACCTCAAGCAACAGATGTCGAAACCTAACGACACGACCGACGGTGGAACTGGCGACGGTACGCAAGGTGATGACGAAAGTGTGGTGCCACAAAATTCACAAAGTTTGCTTGATAGTTTAAAACCTCTAGACGAGCATGACTTTAACGGCGACTCTCCAGACGGTGTAAGTTCTCAAGAAGAGATGACACAAGCTATTGAGAACGCACTGAAGGAAGGTGGCATTATCGCTAGTAGACTTGGAGTAAAACAACCGAGAGCAATTGCTGAGTTGTTTGAACCTAAGATTGATTGGCGACAAGCCTTGAGAGAATTTGTACAATCATCGGTTCGTGGCAGTGACGAGTACACATGGCGTAAGTTTAACAAACGCATGATGGCAAACGACCTGTACCTACCAACCACTGAGAATGAATCAATGGGTGAGTTAGTTGTAGCTATTGATACATCAGGCTCGATTGGACAAAATGAACTGACGGAGTTTGCGACTGAGTTGGTAGCCATTTGCGACACAGTAACACCTGAACGTATTCGAGTTGTGTGGTGGGACTATGACGTACACGGTGAGCAACGATTCAATCCTGAAGACTACGGCAGTATAAAGTCTCTACTCAAACCTCAAGGTGGGGGTGGTACACGGGTGAGTTGTGTAAGTGAGTACATCAAAAAAGAGCAAGTAGATGTAGAAGCTATTGTTGTGTTCACTGACGGCTACACTGAATCTGACATCGAGTGGAACATATCGACACCGTCGTTGTTCATGGTGACAGAAAACAAAAACTTTACGGCCCCACCCGGCAGCACAATAGTGTTTTATGATAATTAATTTTTTACTATGGAGAAAAACTATGACTGATACATATATGGTATGGATAACACAATTTTGTAAACCTGTAACTGTACACGCTGACACGAAAGAACAAGCTATTAAAAAGGTACAAGAAGATACGGCATGGGAAGTTGTGACGGCAGAATTTGAAGCGGAGAAACTATCATGATTGATTATGAACTATCTATTAAGTTACCTATCATCGTGAGACATTGGGACGATGAAACGTTAATAAGAGAAGAACCAATCACGATAGAAAGTGAAGTTATTCAAGACGACACTTTGCAAATGATATTCCGTGATATTGACCAACATTTGTCGAAGCGTTTCGACAGAAAGGAAGTGAAATGAATAACGTCCGAGGACATAAAATAGTTATAGAAAGAGAATACACATACTACTTCACATTGTTATTTTGGTTTGTGATTGGTGTGATAGTAGGATTTTCAGGATACAGGGTTTATGATGTGTATCTAAGTTATGTATACGGTGAGCCAATACAGTATTTATGTAAACGCAATAAAGTCTATGAGCAAGTTGAACCACACAGCTTTATTTATGTAAAGACTGATAAAGAATGTTTAGATGAAAGAGAGGAAAGCTAAATGCAAACAAGTTACATTGAAGAATCTATGTGGAGCCCGGAGCTGGCACAACGTTTGGCTCAGAGTGAAGTTTATCCACTGGCACAAGAGTTGACACATGTGTTTGAGATGAAAGTGGTAGGATATATACCTGTGACTTACACTACCTTTAACCGAAAGCGACACTATGATTTTAACAGTTCACACCAAGAAGAAACGCTTGATGGTTTCATTGTAGGTTACGAGGGTATGCCACAGTGTATTATCTACTTTGATGACAAAGGTTTCAATTGTCATATGCACTATGAAATCAAAAACCGAGGTTACAATGATTGGGATAGACACACAGTGGCAAGTCACAAACTATCACAAGTCATGAAGACTTTGATACGGAAAGGCTTTGATCCGTCGGATAAATACTATGACGACATGCGACCGAATCCTAATGTAAACTTACCCGTATTTAAATATGGTGATATGGTTGATCGTTATGGTGAGTTTCAAACAACGGTATCTGCTAAAAAGCATACACTGACTAACCATAAGAATCAGTTGACAAGTAACTATCATGGTGGTTTAAAAGCTATCGAGGCTCTTGTCCGTAAACACTACGGTGATGGTAAAGCTATGTCTCATGAATCTGAACTTTTTTTGAAAGACCATGTTGACAAATATAATGAACTGTTACATGATTATGAAACGGCTAAAGAAAATGCTATATCTGAAATCGGCGAGGAGTTTACTGCTATTGGTACAAGTACATTGTTTGATGGTATCTTTGTTTTAGATTGTAAACTTGTAATCGATGATGAAAAAGCGATTGAATACAATCAAAAAGTTGTTAAGTTTGTCGGTTCAAGCGTCTACAAAAGCATTGAAGAGTTACCATTTCATGATGATATAGTTCATATCCTGACAATGGCTAAACTAGCTGATGCCGATAGGAATGACGTTGCCTTAGATTATTTTCGAAAGCAAGCGTCTGAATGGAATCCTGATTTAGGTCTGTATTACACTGACCAAACACACAACAGGAATCCGTTTAAATACATGTGGATTAAGTTACCGTATAACAGAAAGGCAGTGCTTGATAAAGAAAGTTAGTTTATCCCCCGTACCAATCTTACCTCCTGAGGACGAGACGCTTTACATGGTGCTTTGCGAAGTGAACTATGTCGAAACGTCTCGACACTCCTCATATAAATTCTATACTGATAGCAATACACTAAGACGCTATACAGACCCAGTATTACCTAATTTTCTCCGTGTAAAGTTTAGTATGATAAAAGCTGCCGACGTGCGGGAAGAGTTCTTAGGTTTAAGAACAACACACGCAGCCATGATAGATTTTGCTGAAGCTGACTGTTATAGATGGCGAGAAGCTACAAAAAATAATCCTGAATTTAAATACATCGGTTGGCAAATTAGTGATACACTATTTGTTATTGTATGTGATAAAGATGAGTTAGCACAGTTGAGAGGATACAATGACACCAGAGAAAAAAGTAAAAGAAAAAGTAAAGAAGAAACTTAAAGAATTAAAATGCTACTACTGCATGCCTGCAACAGGGGGCTATGGCGCAAGTGGTGTTCCTGATATTATCGCTTGTTATAAAGGCACTTTTATTGGCATTGAGTGCAAAGCAAACGGTAACAAACCTACCGAACTTCAACAAAAACATCTACGAGATATTTCAATCAGTGGTGGAAAATCATTAGTTATTGACGAAACAAATGTTGATGTGCTACAGTTTTTTATCACAGGGCAACAAATTATTAATAATGAAAAATGATAACGTAAATAGACCGAAACATTATACTCAAGGAAAAGTTGAGTGTATTGACGCAATTGAATCTGCAACGATGGGTTTAGTTGGGATAGTTGCCGTTTGCGTGGCTAACGTAATTAAGTATGTATGGAGGTTTGCTTTAAAAAATGGCGTGGAAGATTTAGATAAAGCAGATTACTACCTACAAAAACTACGAAAGAAAGTGAGAGAAAAATGAGTGCTGATTTATTTAAACGAGTTAAAAGTTTATTGCAAGACCACATACATATTCTCAATCAACACCGACTAGGCGATTCTCATGTAGAAGACGCTCAAGCCATCATTGATGAGATTACCATTCTTTTACAATCAAGCGAACTAAAGAATATTGAGTATCAGATTGATGAGGCAGAACGTAAATTAGTGAGCGATGATTTAGCAGAAGAAATACTCAACGGAAAGTATTGCGTAGGAGGAAGTTGCGAAGATTAATCCTGCGTGTGTCACCAGTTCCCACATAAAAGGAGATAGTTATGTTGTATATAGTTTATGATAGTGAGCATCTACCTTTACGTAGATTTCACAGAAGTGATGAAGCAAAGTGGTTTGTAAGAGATAAGCCAGAGTTTACGATAGAAAAAATTAAACAACGACGAGCAAGCAGGGCTGAACAACAAAGAGAATTATTTAATAAGATAGGAGAATGTTTATTTTGAGTGATAATAGAAAATTAACTTTTGAAGAAAAAGTTGCACGAGTAGAAGAAGTATTAAAAAAATTTCCAAATGCAACACGAACAAAGATTACACAATGGACTGGATACAAAGGCGCAATCCTTGATGAGATGTATGAAGCCGGTGTTAAAGTTCCAAAGAAAAAAATGACAAAAAGCACCAACACATCTTGGATGAGACAATTAGGAAGTTTAAGTGGCAGACGAGATTGATCAAGCGAATGACCAAGTGCAGAAAGCATTAGATATGACAATGCGAACTGTCAATACTGAAATTAAAAAGAACACCACAGGAAAATGTTTATGGTGTGGTGAACTCATCACAGATACCAGGAGATGGTGCAGCGTGGAGTGTCGTGATGAGCAAGAAAGGCATAATTAGTCCATGCACAGAGATATGTCGCTATGAAGAAATTGATGGTGAGCCACGGTGTATCAGTTGCTTTCGGACTTATGAGGATTTAAACAATTGGTTTTACATGACAAATGAAAGTAGACGAGAAAGAATTAAACAGATTAAGAAAGATAGGAGAAACTATGAACGTAAGCAAGCGAACAATAAAGATATGGGAAAAAAATCTTAAACAAGGTTATCGTTTTTTTCAACCGCACAATGCAATTCAATTAACACCAAGAACACTACGAGAAGCATATGGTACTAAAAACTTTGGGAAATAAATGTAACAAGTGTTCTAACCCTGCCAAGTACTATGACAAGAAAAAGTGGTGGTGTGGGTTTACAATGGATGCACACGGATACTGCAAAGCAGAGAAAGTAAAAGATAAATAATGCAAATAGTAACTCTCGACTTCGAGACGTTTTATGACGTAGGTTATGGACTTAATAGACTAACTACTGAAGAATATATTAAAGATGAAAGATTTCAGGTCATCGGTGTTGCCATTAAAATTGATGATGGTAAGACTAGGTGGTATAGTGGGTATGACAATATACAAGACATACTATCTTCCATTGATTGGAAACAATCAGCAGTATGTTGTCACAACACTATGTTTGACGGTGCGATCTTAGCGTGGCATTATAATGTTTCTCCCGCGTTATACTTTGACACGCTTTGTATCGCCCGTGCTTTACACGGAGTAAACGCAGGGGGGTCTCTCAAAGCCTTAGCTGAAAGGTATAACTTAGGTCAAAAAGGAACTGAAGTACTCGACGCAAAAGGCAAACGTTTAGAAGACTTTGCAGACCACGAACTACATAAGTATGGACTGTACTGTAAGAACGACGTTGATCTCACATATAAACTTTTTAATATCATAGGAAGAAAGTTCCCACCAGTAGAACATAAGTTAATCGACATAACACTGCGTATGTTTACTGAGCCACTACTTGAAGTTGACGACGCATTGTTGATACAACGGCTTGAAGATATTAGAACTGAGAAAGAAGAACTACTATCAGGACTAAAGACAAAACTAAACTGCCCTGATGAAGAATGTGTACGTAAAAAGTTAGCAAGTAACAAACAATTTGCAGAGCTACTAGAGGAACTAGAAGTTGAAGTACCTATAAAAGTGAGCCCTACAACAGGCAAAGACACTTATGCTTTAGCTAAAACCGACCAAGGATTTATTGATCTGCAAAACCATGAAGACCCTTTCATACAAGAACTTTGTGCCGTCCGCCTTGGTACAAAATCTACTATCGAAGAATCAAGAATAGAACGTTTTATTGACATTGGTGCAAGGAATCATAGCAGACTACCTATACCACTTAAATACTATGGGGCACACACAGGTCGATGGAGTGGTACTGACAAAGTAAACTTTCAAAACCTACCGTCAAGAGATGTAAAGAAGAAAGCGTTGAAGCAAGCCGTGATTCCTCCAGACGGTCACGTATGTATCAATGTAGATTCTTCACAGATAGAGGCACGAATATTAGTATGGCTTGCAGGACAAACTGATGTAGTAGAGATGTATCGAGAAGGGCGAGATGTTTACTGTGAATTTGCAAGTAAGGTATACAAAAGAAAAATAACCAAAGCAGATAAAACAGAACGAGCAGTTGGTAAGACTTGTATTCTTGGGTTGGGCTACGGTACAGGTGCGGGTAAGCTACAGGACGTGTTAAAACTGCAAGCGGGAGTTGAGTACAATGAAAACCAATGTCAGCGATTAGTTAATATCTACAGAGAGGTAAACAATAAGGTGATTCAGCTGTGGAGTGATTGTGATTTAGCTCTTCAACACATAGCTTCATGGCCCAAGGACAAAAAACCTTATTATTTAGGAGCTCAAAAATGTGTGGTGGTGACTCCTGAAGGATTGCGATTACCTAACGGACTTTATATTTATTATCCTAAGTTACAAAAAGACACATCAAAGTCAAGAACAGAATATAACTATAAGAATAGGTACGGAGAAACTTCAATATGGGGTGGTTCAGTTGTAGAGAATATCGTACAAGCACTAGCTCGAATAGTGATCGGAGAACAGATGGTAGCTATCAATCGTAGATACCGTCCAGTCTTGACAGTGCACGACGCTGTGGTTTGTATAGCTCCAGAGGAAGAAAAAGATGAGGCTTTAAATTTTATAATGGCAGAGATGTCTAAGCCACCAGCATGGGGTAAAGACTGTCCAATAACATGTGAAGGAGGGTACGCAGATACTTATGGGGACTGCTAAATTTACTGTACATGAACTAAACTATGATAAAGATAAAGTATTATTAAACATATTTAAACTTCAAGATATGTGGGTTTCTCGCTCTGATGACTATCCGTTTTTTACACTAGGGCGTAGCGCATACTTAGATGGTAAAACTTCTGAGTATAAAAAGATACAGAAAGGAATGAATGAACTTTTGTATAATAACTTTGAAGAGTTGTACAGTAGTGTATTACACGTATTACAAGATAAACTAAATGAAAGAGTGTATTTTCCTAAAGATTTGTGCTATCCTGGTTTTCATATTTTTGCATCAGATAAAAAGCTATTAAGTATTACAGGTAATTGGCATAAAGATTATCCTCATGAAACACTAGGTCTTGAAGATAAAGACACAAGCACTTTTACTGTTCCTATATTACTACCGGAATCAGGAGGAGGTATAGATTGTATGATAGATAACATGCCTATTTATGTTGGGTATAAAGAAAACGAGATGTTATGGCATGATGGTACTACTCTACATCGAATAGCAGAATTAAAAGACTATAAACCTAATGAATATAGAATAACTTTACAAGGACATTTAGTCAGACGTAATAATCGAATGGAGGTATTTTGGTAATGAATGTATTAAGTTTGTTCGACGGAATGTCTTGTGGACAAATAGCACTTGACCAATTGGGAATAAAAGTAAATAAGTATTACGCATCGGAGATAGATAAGTATGCCATTGAAATCGCAAAGAAAAACTACTCTAATACTCATCATCTTGGAGATGTTACAAAGGTACAGAATAATAGTATCGAGGAGAAAATTGATCTACTCATCGGAGGTAGCCCATGTCAAGGCTTTAGCTTTGCAGGGAAACAACTAAACTTTGACGACCCTAGGTCTGCTTTGTTCTTTGAGTTTGTTCGATTGTTTAACGAAACTAAACCTAAATACTTCTTGCTTGAGAACGTACGAATGAAGAAAGAGTACCAAGACATCATATCAAAGTACTTAGGTGTTGAACCCATCATGATAAATAGTTCACTCGTGTCTGCACAGAACAGAGTGCGGCTCTACTGGACTAACATACCAGTAGAGCAACCTGAAGATAGAGGCATTGTTCTAAAAGATATACTTGAAGATGGAGTTGTGGACAGAGATAAGGCACACTGTTTAGATGCAAACTATTTCAAAGGTGGTAATCTTAAGTCTTACTTTGAAAAACACAGACGCCAATTAGTATTTAGTAAAGATGGACTATGTCATGTAGGCGATGCAGATATTAAAGGGAATGATTCTATTAAACGAGTTTATCACCCTGATGGTAAAGCACCCACTCTTACCACTATGCAAGGCGGACATCGAGAGCCTAAGATTTTATGTGGTGCGTTTCGTGGTAGATATTATAATGAGGAAGGTAAACGTGTAGACCACAAACAAAAAGTGGCAGGGCTTACTAAACAGACTTTAGAAATACGAGAAGATGGCAAAACGAACACACTAACTACGGTGCAAAAAGATAATGTCGTAACGGTAAACAATGCGTACTACCGTAAGTTGACCCCTCTTGAATGTGAACGATTACAAACTGTACCTGATGGTTATACAGAAGGCGTGTCTAATACACAACGATATAAAATGTTAGGTAACGGTTGGACAGTCGAAGTAATTAAACATATATTTAAAGGAATGAAATGAAAAAACTATTAGTAGCATTAATTTTAACAAGTACTTTATCAGCCAACGAACTGTATGAGGCAAGTCCTGAAAACTGGAGTAACTCAGAACACAACTGGGATAACTCTTCAGACAACTGGGATAACTCAGAACACAACTGGGATAACTCTCCAGATAATATCTACAGTGATACTTTGATACGAGATAATTCAGGTGGTGTAACAGGGTATGCTGTAACTAATGATGAAGGCACGACAAACATTTACGACTTAGATGGAAACAGAGATGGATACATTTACGAGTGAGTATGGAAACAGTAGTTCTTAGTTTTTCTGGAGGTAGAACATCAGCCTATATGACAAAGTATATGTTGGATACTTACAAAGACAAATATAACTTTATTGTTTTATTTGCAAACACAGGGCAAGAACACCCTAAGACTTTAGACTTTGTACACAATTGTGATAAGCACTTTAACTTTAATACCGTGTGGATCGAAGCTGTTGTTCACCATGGTCAGAGAAAAGGTAATACGGCGAAGGTTGTAACATATGATACCGCAGACAGAGAAGGTACACCTTTTGAAGAAGTTATTAAAAAACATGGAGTGCCTAACAAAAGTTTTCCCATGTGTACCAGAGAATTAAAGCAGAGACCAATCATGAGTTACATGAGAAGTCTAGGGTATAAGCCTAGAAATTATAAGATAGCGTTGGGCATACGTGCAGATGAAACAAGACGAGTAAGTACAAGTGCTAGGCAAAAGAATGTAATCTATCCTTTAGTAGATGCAGGGGTAGATAAAGATATGATTTTAGATTGGTGGAAAGAACAAGAGTTTGATTTAGAGATTCTAGAACACCAAGGCAATTGCACATGGTGTTGGAAGAAGAGTGATAGAAAACATTTCTTAAACATAGAAGAGAATCCTAGTTGGTATGAATTTCCCAAACGAATGGAAAGATTATATAATCGTGTAGGACCACAAAAAGATAAAAGCGTACCAAGAAATTTTTTTAGATTTAATCGAGACACAGAGACGATGTTTAAATTATACGAGCTTTCTAAAAATAACATTATTCCTATATCAAAGATTGAACATGGGTATGGGTGTTCAGAATCATGTGAAATATTTCCGACGGAGGAAACTAATGAGTGATGGAGGAAAAGGTAGCAAACAAAGACCAACAGACAGACAAAAGTTTGAAGAAAACTTTGAAAGAATTTTTGGTAAAG